TGTTTAATTGTTTTCTATCTTGATAATATAATATCATAGTATTATATAACCTGTCAAGTATTATCTAATTAAAATATAATGTATCTTTGGGGATTAATTAGATAGTTTTAAAATATCTTTTTGCCTATTCTTAGGGATAAAATAACATACTATTAATTATATCGTATAATACCGCTATATTTGATTAATAGAATAATATAATCTCCCTATCTTATCAATAAATCTTTTAATTGGTCTTTGTTGGTTGGCTGTGTGTTGGTGGCTGTGTGTGGTTGTTTTGGCTTTATTCTCTCCCCTCTCTCACTCTCTAATTCTTATCAGTAAATGATTTGTTATAGGTCAGTATCACCGCTTGGGGATTGGCTGTGTTTGTGCTATCACCATTACAAGCGTACCACCATCACCACCCCCCCCACCTAGTCCAAACACTTCCACCACAGGCAGGGGAGTATATGTATATAATATATACCCTCCTCCCAAATTTTTTGTATATTTTCTATCAGACCTTTTTTGTTATAGGATGTTGTTCATTCATTCACTTTAAGTTGATTGCCATATTCCCCCCCTACCCCCCAGAGTATTATTTGTCTGTATTACTTCAGCTAAGTGTTCCGCTTAGGGGAGATTCCCTCCTATACAGATAAGGTACATATCTCCATTATTCCCCAGCATTTCTTTTATAGTGGACTTGCTCAACCACTCTACTTTAGAGCAGAACGGTTTTACTCTAAATGTTTCTTACAATTAACAATAACACATGGCATAGTATAACTGTCAAATATTAAGTACTTGTATTTACCGCAGATTAATTTAATATAGTTATATATGGCTAAGAAGAAAAGATTAGTTCCAATTCCAAATCCTGAATTAAACCTTAAACTTCAAAAAATTAAAGAAGAAAACAAGCTAAACCCTGATAAGATTAAGAAAGTTGTTAATAATGCTTTGCATGATAGGAAAAAAACATTATCTCAACTAGAAAAGGATTATATTAAAGCCAGAATGGGTGGTAGAACTCAAAAGGAAGCTGCTAAAATTGTCTTGCCAAACGCTAAAGATTTAACTGATAAACAATTAGTTACTAAAGGTGGAAATATAGAGAGAAAAAGAAGTGTTAAAAGAACTTTTAATAGTATTTTAGTTAAGGCTGGTATTACTAAAGACCTAATTGCTAGAAAAATAATGGAAGGAATGGATGCTACTAGTATGCAAGGTCAAGGAAAGTACTCTGAAATATTACCCGATTATAATGCCAGACATAAATATATTACTACTGCTATTGAGTTAAAAGGATTAAAGCCAAAGGAAGAACTAGCTCATACTTATGACCCACTTACTACTAAATTATTGGAAATGAATATAGACCAGTTGAAAAGGATTGTAGGAACTTCAGTAATAGACGGAGAAGTTGTTGAGGATATTCCAGAGATTAAAGTATTAACCATTACCGATAAACATGACAGAAGCTGAAGAAAAAGAAATCTTACTAGCTCAATATGTTTTAAAATCTAAACTTTGTAAAGATGACCCATTAATGTTCATTGATACCTTCTGTTATACCTTCAATCCTAAAGTAGAACCATACCATTTACCTTTTAAGTTATTTCCTTTTCAAAAAGCCTATGTTTTACAGTTAAAGAAAGCTATTGATGAGGGTTATGATTTTTTTGCCGAGAAATGTAGAGAAATGGGTATTACTTATACAACTTTAGCTACCTTATTGTGGTATTGGTTATATGTGCCTGGTTCTAATTTTTTACTTGGTTCTAGAAAAGAAGATTATGTTGATAATCGTGGTGGTAGTAAAGGTGATGTCAGTAACAAGGAAGAATCTTTGTTTGGAAAGTTGGAGTATATGATTCAAAGATTACCTAAGTTTTTATTGCCTAAAAAGTTTTCTGTAGAAAAAAATATGACTTTTATGAGTTTAACTAACCCAGAAAATGGAAATGTTATTTCTGGAGAATCTTCTAACTCAAATTTTAGCCGAGGTGGTCGTTTCAAAGCCATATTCTTAGACGAATTTGCTTTCTGGGATAATGATACTGCTTCTTGGGGTTCTACTGCTGATACTACTAACTGCCGAATTGTGGTTACTACTCCAGGTATTAAACCAAGTAAAGCTAAGAGATTAAGATTTGGTGAAGACGGAGAAGAAATTAAGGTTGTTTCATTTGATTACACTCTTGACCCTAGAAAAACTAATGACTGGTTGGAGAAAGAAAGACGAAGAAGAAGTACTGAAGATTTTGCTAGAGAAATTATGATTAATTGGGAAGCATCTATCCAAGGTATTGTCTATCCAGAAATTGCCCTAGCTTCTGTTGGCGATTATCCTTATGACCCTATCCTAGCTTTGTATTGTTCTTGGGACTTTGGTCTTGATGGTTTGGCTATTAACTGGTGGCAATATAACCCTAAAAATGGCAAACCTAGATTGATAGATTCTTACTTTAACAGTAATAAGCCTATTCCTTTTTATTTTCCTTTTATGGGTCATCCAGTAGATTCAACATTTGAGTATTCTGAAGAAGATATTCTGGCAATTAATGCTTTTAAGAACTTTAAGAAGGCTATTCACTTTGGCGACCCTGATGTGAAGAAAAGGTCGCTACATACCGCTATTTCTACCCGACAAATTTTAAATTCCAAAGGTATTTATATTCAAACCAATACTGCTGCAAACGAGTTTGAAGTCCGCAGAGAACGGACAAAGGTACTCTTACAAGGCGGCATTGAGGTTAATCAAACCAAAAGGAATTTATTCTGGCTTGACTGTATCAAACAAGCTAGATACCCACAGCGAGATGAGAACGCCCAGGGTACAAGTCCGATTAATAAACCAATACACAATTTCACTTCTCATCACCGTACTGCCCTAGAGTATTTTGCAGTAAACTTTGACATTCAAACCGTCAAGAGTAATGCTGAAGTACCTGATTGGGTTAGTAAAATACCAAAATGGACACAGAAGAGATAATCTTAAAACCAAACCACCGAGCAAAAAGGATTCTCTATTTCTCCAAAGAGAGGAACATTGACCTAGAGAAGTATCATTTTGTGAAGTATCTAGACCATGATGAAATAACCAGACTTGGTTATGATGGTACTATGGCTTTTATTAAGGATTTTAATCCAGAGATAGTTATAGAAAGAGAATTTAATGATGGTAAATCTTTATATGACGATTTAATTCTTTGGATAAAAGCTAATATCCAAGGAGTTGTTACTGCTATTTGGTTAATAGATAGTCATTGTATTTATTCTAGACATGAACATCTAGTAAAAGATATTTATGATTTTGCTTTTGTAGCAATTTATAAGTATTATCAAAAGTTATCTAAACTAGGAAATAAGAATGTTTACTGGTTACCACTTTGTTATCCTGGTAAACGAAGTAATATTATCCGTAGAAATGGTTTTTATAAATATGAAATATCTTTTGTAGGTAGATTTAATCCAGAAAACGGTTTTGTTAGAAGATATGAGTTTTTACAAGATATTAAAAAGGTTTTTGGAGATAGAGTTTTTATTACTACGGACTATGAAAATATGGAAAAGATATTAAAAAAATCTTTTATCTCCTTAAATTGTTCATTGGCACATGAAATGAATTTTAGGATTTTTGAGATTATGGCTCATGGTGCTGAATTGGTAACAGATTCAGTTGAAGATATGGATTTAATTAAAGATTTTACTCGTAAATTTTCTGTTTATAGTAGTTCTAACATAGCCATCATGGAAATTAATGATTTACTAAATGGGAAAGTAGAGAGAGATATGGTTAAAACCCAAATGTTCATTAAAAACCATCATTCTTTGATACATAGATTATTAACTATTGTGAGAACAATAGAAACAGGTATCCAAGAAGATTATTAATTATTTATGATAAACTAATTTATGAGCAAATATGTAATTGCTTATTCAGAAAAAAATAGGGAATTAAAAGACAATTTTATTTATGGTAATGAAGTGTCTTTAAAAGAGTATGAGCAAATCAAAAAAGATAAATTTATTTATGACAAACACTTAAATGAAACTATATTTGTCAATAAAGTGAAATTATTAGAAATTATTAAAGAAGATGAGGTACTTGGTTAGTATTGCTTCTGCTGGTAAAGATGAAAAAGCTCTTAAAAGGTATGTAGAATCATTATCTAATTTAGGTGATTCTATTGATAAATTAATTTCTGTTGAGTTTCCAGGGTACATATCAGATGTGTATCCGTTATCTAAATATTTAGACTGTACTACTCTACAGGTTCAGACAGAACCAAAGTACCCTGGAAACCTATTTCGTTTTGCTTTTTTCCCAATGGGAATTAATAGAAGTGATACCTGTGTTTTTACTGATACACATGATATTTTTTTTCAAGGACCAATTAAAATTAAAGATAATAAGAAAATTTATGTGGGAAGTGAATATATTAAGTGGAAAGACACAGAGTTTTGGAAACCTATTCTGGAGAGATACAGGGTAGATGTTTTAATGGATAAAATAGTTTATAACATGGGTGGTTGGATTATGCCATTTGCTAAGGCTTATGATTTAATGGATTTTCTTAGAAAAAATTATATGATGTTTGGTGGTGCTAATTGGTCTGACCAAATTTTATTTAACTTATGGTTATTAAATCAGAAGTTTGAGGTAGATAACCAATTTATCGGCAATCTTTATAATGGTTTGGAAGTTGGTGAGGTTATTATAAAGAATAAACAAGTTTTCAATAAAAAAGGAGAAAAGTACGCCATAGTTCACTTAAATGGTGGAAATAAAATTAAATATTTGGAACAAATTTATGAATAGATTTAATATATTTTTTATTAAGTCTATAAGTTTGTTGATGTTTGCTATTAGTAGTGAGTTCAAGATTTTCAATTCTATTATCAGTTTTATCTCCATTTATATGATGACAACACTCACTCTTTCTACATTTTTCACCTATTATATTAATAGTTTATTATATAAAACCATTTAAGTGAACAGGAAAAATAAAATATGAACTTTAATGATGCTTTAGATGAAAAATCTATACAGGTTTTTAATAATTTATTATCAATTTATCATTGTAAAAAATATGAACCAAAAAACAGCCAAACGCCTAAGAAAAGCCACAAAACTAGCCAGAGAAATAATCGCTGGGGAAAAAAGTGGGGAAAACAAAAGGTCATTTAAGTTAATGTTTAACAGGATTAAAAAACACTATCTTTCTTTAAATTCAAAAGGAAGAACTGATTTTAAAAATAAGAGAGTATGAAAGTAATAATAACCCATTATAGTGATGTACTTGGATTGACCGCTAGTCTTATTATGCTTCAAACTCAACTTGAGTTACCAGAAGAAATAATTGTTGTGGATACTTCACCAGAAAAAACTGGATTAAGTATAGCCAGAAGATATAATTATAATTTAGTTCCAATTGAAGTTGTTTGTGAGAGAGCTCAAATAAATAAGGCTTGGAATATTGGTTTAGAAGTTGCTGGAGAAGCAGATGTTTTGATAATAAATGATGATTTAGTTATGCCAATGGATTTAATTAAAAGACTTAATTATGTTTTAAATGAAGCTAATACTTATTGTGTAGTTCCAGAAACTGTAGGTAGAGAATTTAGTTGTCCAGAAATAAATATGGAATTTAAACCTTTTAATACTGAAGCTCCTTCTCCATCAAAAGCAGACTGGATGCCAGGATTTTGTTTTGCATTGAGTAAAAAATGTGTTCAAGATGTAGGTATGATAGATGAAGGTTTTGATATTTGGTTTGGAGATACTGATTATGAGCAGAGAATTAAATTAAAAGCAGAAGAGAACCACAAACCTGCTATTGTTAAAGAAAGAAAGGCTTTTGTTTATCACTTTGGTGGTAAATCCCAAAAATATAAAGATAAGCAAACCTTGGCAAAGATTGCCAAAGATAGAAGTTATTATTATGAAAAATATCCAGCAACAAGTAATTGATACAAACATGGCAAAAAAAATTAGTGTAATCGTTACTTGTTTTAACCTTGAAGCTTACTTAGATGAATGTATTGATTCTATTGTCCAGCAAATTTATAAACCTTATGAAATAATTTTGGTCCATGATGGTTGTAAAGAAACTGCTAAAGCCTATGCTGGAGTTACAACTATTTTTTGCGATAAGAATAAAGGAGTTGCTGCTGCTAGAGATATGGGATTTAAAATTTCTACTGGTGATTATATTGTTTTTTTTGATGGTGATGATGTTATGCCTTTAAATTTTCTGATGCAAATGGCTCATACTGATGCAGATGTAGTTTATCCAAATTGTGTAGTTTGGGCTGGATGGGGAAATTCTGGTATGGACAATGTTTGGCATGAAGCACCTAATAAAATTAAACTTGAAGAAATGTATAAAAGAAATGAAGTTCTTATGCCTTCAATGTTTAAAAGAGAATGGTATGACAAAGTTGGTGGGTTTGATAGTGAATTACCTTTATTTGAAGATTGGGCTTTCTTCTTAGAAATGTTTTATCAAGGTGCAGTCTTTAAAAAATCTTATGCCTTTATCTACTATAGACAAAGAACTCAAAGTAGAAATCACCAAAAAGAAGAATTGAAAAAGAAAATTTATGAACAAGTTAGAAATAAATACCCTCCGATTGAGAAAAAAATACCCTCAAAACGTAGTTGAGTGGTAACATAAATGTATGGATGACAAAAAAAAAGAAAAAGGTTTAGTATCGGTAATCAGAAATAGGATTACCTCCTTAAAATCAACTCATACAGATTACTTTGATAATGCTGATGCTTTTTATCAAATGTATAGAAGTGCTATGCAATTTGACGATTCCTACCCATGGGATTATCAACTAACAGACCCACTAATTTTTTCTTTGGTAAGAAACATAATGTCTAGGTTGAATCCAGAAAGAATGAAAATAGACCTTAATCCGACTTCAGAAGTGGCTATGCAAGTAAGAGATACTAATATGAAGCTATTGGAATGGGAATTACGAGAAATAAATAAAACCTTAGTCTTTTACCGAGCTATGTGGAGTGGTCTTATTAAAGGAAGATGTTATATGGAAACTGGTTGGAAATATGAACCAGCAGTTAAGGTTAGAATTTCAGAAGATGGGAGCGAAGAGCAGATAGAAAAGGTTTACCGAGATATTATTAATCGGGCTGATGTAAAAAATGTAAGATTTGAAGATGTTTATGTACCTAATTTAAACGAACCTGATATTGAGAATCAACCTTATATTCTTCAAAGAGTTTGCATGACTTATGGAGAAATGTTGCGAGATAACGAGATTAAACCTACTTGGAAAGTTGAAGCATTGGAACATATTAAAAAAGAAAAATCATTTTCTAATAAAGTTGATTATGGAGATGATTTTCAAGATGAATCTTCAAGAAATGACGAAACCGAAGATAAGGATGATAATTCAATCAATGGACAATATGTAAAGATGATTAAAATGCACACTAAAGAAAATAATATCTATTATATTCTTGAAGATGAGCAATATGACAAAATTTTAAATGAAGATACAACTAATCCTCATTGGCATGGACATTATTCTTTAATCTCTTGGACACCATTCCCAGAAGATTATCGTTGGTTTACTATGGGTATTGTACAACCTCTTGCTGACCTTTCTATTGCTTCTAGCTCTGTACTTAATCAATATTTAACTAATAATAGAAAATCTGCCAATCCTATGTGGCTAGTTGGTGCTGATGGAGCTCAAACTCCTGATTATCAGTTTGTTAATCGTCCTGATGGAGTGATTAAGATTGCGGGTGATGTTAATCAGATTAAACAGGTGACTTCGGTGGATTCTACTAATACTATGTTGGCAATGAGAAATCATCTTGGAGATACTTTTGAAAAGGCGGCTTCTATGTCTTCTTTGTATTCTTCTGGTGTAGGTGATGGTGGTGGGGTTAATAAAACTGCTGGTGGTGCAAGGATTATTTCTCAAAATATAGATGCTAATATGCAACTACTTTTGAGTTTATTTGCTTCTCAACTTCTTAATAAGATTGGCGACCACTTCCTAGAACTAAATGCTCAATACATTACTGAAGAACAAGTAGTCAAAATTACTGGAGAAGAAGGTTACAGCTTTGTTAAGATTAAACCAGAAGAAGTTTCTGCTAATTTTGATGTCTATGTTAATCCATATACCATTGAAAAAGTAACTCCTCAAGTTAAACAGGCTGCTTTAATGAATTTGAAATCTGTAATTGACCAAGAACAACAGATTAAGATTGACAAAGGACCAATTTGGAAAGCATTATTTGCTTCTTATCCAGAAATTGAAGGTATGGACAATATGATTTTAGACCCAAATGTTCAAGCTAATGATTCTATAAATGCTTTGATGAAGGGAGTTATGCCTGAAATAGACGATAATATGGACTTTAAGGTTGTTAGACAAAAAGTTCAATTATTTATGATTGAAAATCAACAGCAACTATCTGATGAACAGGTAATGCTATTTTCTGAATATGTAGATAAGCTAACTAATTGGATGAAGACACAACAGCAATTATTCACCGCAGAATTACCGCCACAGCAACCACAACCTACTAATATGGAAGACTTGCTAATGTCTATGGAACAAACTGGGGTTAAGGATGGTCCACAGCAACCATTTACTATACCTGCTGACCAAATGTAATGATGGATATAAGAGTTTTTTTAAAAACTACTATAGAGAATACTGCTAAAGCAGTAGTAAGTGCCTTGAAAAATGGGTTGTTTTCTGTTGAGGTAAAAAATCTCCCAAAAGTTACAGAGATTTCTGGTAAGGTTAATGTTCTTAACTTAAAAGATATTGAAATTTCCTATCAAAAAATCAGAGAGATGTTTGATGATTTGAAAAAGAATCTCCCTACTACTGTTAAAATAGAGAATTTTCCTGAATTTCCAGAGTTCCCCAATTTCCCAGAGCCAGAGAAATTTCCTGACAAAATTAAAACAGAAGTTACTAATGAGATTACGGTTAAGGAATTTAAGCAGTTGGTTGGATTGACTGCTAACATTAGTAAGAAATTAGATAGTTTACCTAAAGAATTCCCTAAATTCCCTAAGTTTCCAGAATTTCCTAAGATTCCAGCTCCTATTGTTAAAGTAGAAGAAAAAGACTTTCCGACAGAAATAGAAATTTCAAACCTAGAAACATTAATAAGTAAGAATCCAAAGGCTTATATCCCTGTTAGATTAACTGATGGTGAAGATTTTTATGAATCTATGGCTAGAAGTTTTGGGGGTGCAATAATTGAACCTTATTCTGATAATGAAGGTTTACCACAAAAAGCGTTGGTTGATAAGAATAGACATTTACAGGTAGATGTTTTAACAATGCCTAATTTTGAAGTATCAAATATGGAAGTAAACAACTTTCCTACAACCTATCCTTTACCTACATCACAAATTGAAACTCTTTTAACTGAAACTCCGCCAACAGATACTACTAAACTTAATGGTTCAGTTGCAATTACTGAAACTGTTGATGGTACAGTCACTACTAAAATGATTACTAAGACTATTGGAACAGACACTTATACAAAGACAGTTGCTATAGATTCGTCTGATAACTCGGTTACTATTTCAGCGTGGAGTGCTGTCTAATGAAATACAAGAAAGACGACTATTCTTTAGTAAACGAAAAAATAGTTAAAGGGATTACCTATACCGTTTGGAGATGTAATGATAAACCTAAAAAAACTATTATGACCCATGAGGGGGAAACTGTAGAATTGGATAATTTTAAAGAAACTTGGAGGAAACTAAAATGAGTAAATATGTCGCAATAGCAGATGGAAATTGGAGTAACACCGCTACTTGGGGTACTGGAACAAATACGGCATCTGCCCATGCTTCAACAACTCTAACAATAACCACAAACTACACAGAGAAGTTTACCGCACCCAGCACTTCAGATGATTGTCTGGGGGCTATCTTTACTATTTCCACAATCCCTACTTCAACTTACTCTTATACAATTACTTTACAGGAAAATGAGGTAGATACCGCAGCCGCAGTTACTATCGCAGGGACAGAACTCAGTTCGTATGGAATGTTCTTTGCTAAGTTTGCATCTGCCTATACATTTACCTCAACGACAGCCAATTACTACCGATTTAAGATAGTGGCTTCAGGTTCTGGGGTAACTGCTTTGAAAATGAGGGCTGATTCAGGTGGAACTCTCGTGGCTTTCCAAGCAGTAGATGACAGACATCCCGCAGCCGCACCCACAACAGGCGATGATGTTTGGATTATCGGTGGCAATCAAAC